GGTAGCAGTAGTAGCTGCATCCGAGTTAGACGAGCCATGAATATTAACTGACAATACAGAAGCGGCAGCTGGTAGAGCAGCCTTAAGAACAGCCGCTGTATCAGAACGTGTTACTTGAAAAATCTTACCATTAGTACTCTTACCCGACGGGTTAAGAGGAGTTGGTCCAATAGTACCTACTGGGACCAGTTCAACTGCTTTGAAGCCCATATCAATTCCTTCGCGCAATGCGCTCAATAAAAAAGGGCACACCTATTTGTTGTAAATAAAGTGTGCCCTCTAGGGTATTACTTATCAGGCACCAGCGGAGCCATAGATTGCACGTGGATCAGTGATACCAAACGAGTAACGGGAGCGAGCCTTGAACTTTGCGTTCTCAGTATCAAAATCGTTATCTTGTTCAAAGGTATCAGCACTACGTTCAAAGTACTTCAGACCATCCTTCACACTAGTACGAATAAACCAAGCATCATTATCAGTCAGGTAATGATTGATAAAGTAACCTTTGGTAAATTTGCTCAGGTTGTTCAAAGCATTAATATCATTAAACTCAGTGCCGACACGGCATTGAGATTTAAGAATACGAGCTGCTTCAAAATCCAGAGTTGGTGGGATAATCAAAGTCTCAGGCTTAACAGCGATACGCAGACCACGATCATTTGTGAACAGCGAGATATCGATGCAAGCTTGCTCCAAGGCAGCTTCAGACAAGTCCGAGGCAGTGGAGATGATATTCGAAAATGTACCACCAGCAAAGTTAGGATGAGACGAGCTGATCATCTCTTTGCCATCACCGAAGGTGTAAGACGAGTTAAACGCACGGTTGTAAACGTTAGCGCCGTTGACTTCTTTAGTCTGACGAATCGAGAATGCCAAACCTTGGGCTTTCTTTTGACCAACTACGTCATACTGGTCATCTTCCATGATTTCACGTGTGATGATGAAACCAAGGGCAAAGACATTATGCACATAACGGGTTGTGAAAGTCTGACGCTCTTGATCATAAGAGATCGGAGCGGCTTCAGGTTTCAGGATTGCCAAACGATCAAATTCGACCGCGTATTCGTCGTACGATTTACCATACCAAGAGTTAATTCCAGGCCAGAGTGCTTTTGCGAAGCTTGAGCTATTAATAAGAGCCATTTTACTATTCCTTTTCTATTAAACGCCAGCTGTACCAGTGGACGAGCCGAACTGATCATTATTCAGTTTCACGACTAGTTTAGCAGCAGCAGCAGTGTTATCATTGTCAACACGTTGAGTGAAGCCCATGATCTTCAAAGGAAGTGTAGCGGTAGTAGTAATAGTACCCACATCCAAAGTCATCCCGGACATACCAGTAGTAGTAGAACCCGCAGCCACAGCGAAGTTAGCATTGTTACCAACGTCACCCAGAACAGCAGTACCATTACTAGTTTGCACTTCGTACAAAATGTTTGGATCATCCGACACATACACATATTTACCAGTAGAGGCAGTACGATATTGTGGAGAATTTAAGTTTGTGGGATCAATAGCGAAACCAACAATTACACCCAATACTGCATTACTAGCAGCAGCTTGGATTACAGATTGAACACCCAGAGCCTTACCACCAGAAGCAGCAGGATCACCAGTTGTTTCAGCTTTTACCAGATCACCAAGGAAGACAGCAGTGCCGTCGCCCGAGGGAATAAAGTAGAGATTGGCTTGGCCATTGTAGGCGGCGCCATTCAGATATTTAATAGGATAGAACCCATTAACACGACTTGTATTAGCCATTTAAACTCCATTAATTTAATTTAGCTTAATGGAGTTATGGTTTGTTTAGGTCGGTTTTGCACCACCTTCAATTTTTCCATAGTATCCATTAAGAGCTTCAGCTTTCATTGTGGCTTCAGTTTCCGCAATGAACTTTTCTTTAGCGGCTTGGTCTTCATCATGCCAATCCCTACGGATGCGCATAACAACACCTTTAGCACCACCCCCGACAGAGACACGCTTAATAGAACCTTCTTCAGAAGGGGCATCTATACGCTTGTCTCCAACTTTAACGTCACGGGCCTTAACCACCTCGTAACCACCTTCAACGAATGCTTCGACTCGATCATCCACATCATTGACTACACGATATACGTAATTAGGGTCTTTTCCCTTTACGGTCAGAACATTACGTACACCAATTGGGGTACGAGTTACGCGGCCACTTGGCGCTTTAGCAATTGCTTCTTTGTCGGTATTAGCCATTATTGAACACCTCTTTGGAGTTTAATTTCTTTGATATACTGTTCTTCAGTCAGAGCACCTGCCCGTACAAACGTGGCCATAGCTCTACGTTCTTCGGCAGACAATTGAAATCCTCCATTACCACCACTAGCTTTAGGGGAGGATGAGGATTCAACCGAGGATGCTTTTTCTCGATTTGGGTTACTAAATTTCTCAGGGAACTTAGATCTAACTTCTTTCTCCACAAGACGCAGAACATCGGGAGGAGTCTTACCCTCGGCAGCAAGTTCATTACCATAGGCATCAGCAAAAGCCTTCATAGTACGATTAGTTCCATACCATGAATTACGATCAGTCCACCTAACAAACTCAGGATGCTGGGCTTCAATTTCTTGAGAGGCTTCCTGAAAGACCTGTTGTTTGTCTTGCTTAATTTGTTCCTTGACTAGATCAATACGTTCATCAATATTGATAACCGCATCGGCATCCATATCAGTAAGAGCTGTCTTCTTTTGAGCACGAAGTTCATCCAGAGCACGGGCATACTCGACTTCCCGAGTCTTGGCATGGTGTGAGGCCATTAACTTAAGGGCTTTTTTAACTTCCTTAAGTTCGCGCTTCTGAGCATCAATATGCTCAAATAAAGGGGCTCTAGCTACGAAGATAGAGGCATCAACCCATTTACCGGGATCGCCTTCATATTCGTCTTTAGGACGCCAACCTTGATCTAAGGCTTGCTTTTCGATATCCGTATATTCTACAGGAACTACTTCCTGGGATTCAGTCTGAACTTGGTCAGTCATTATTTACCCTCTGTGAGTAGACAAATTATATCTTCGTCATTGACAATAAGAAACTCTTCTTGGGTAGCAGGGTCTTTAACCCATTTACCACTATATTTTGCATATGCCACATGATCACCGATTTGGCACCACTTAACTTCACCAGTAAAATCCTTAAATGCAGAGAAACCTATATCAACAACAGTACCCGTGTCAACGGCTTTCTGTTCTCGATCTTCGCTTTCCAACTGGACAATTAATCCTGATTTACGAGCTGAAGCTACAGTTTTATCAAGTTCCTCGAACTTGTCGGCACGGATAATAATCCGATGCCCCAATGCTTTAATTCCCATTAAGGTCTTCCTCATAGTCTATACTGATTAAGTCACGATATGCTTTGATCGCTGTAGATCGAATTAAATCCGCCTGGGAATCTAATCCTGCCTGTTCTTGCAGTTCTTCTGTAAGATTAACGATACGTTGCTTAAGTGTCCCGAACACTTCTTGTGTTACGAGTTGGCTTTTCCAGTCTTGGAATTCTTGCTTTGAGATTGTGCTAATTTGTGGGCCTCTTCTGTATGTGACATCTTCTGTTGATGTGTTTGCTCATTATGAACCAGAGACTGGATGGTCTGAGCTGTTTGTTCAGCAGTACCCGACTGGGCCTTATGCTGTGCTTCTGCGGCCTTGAGAGCCAGTAATTGTTGTTTGTACTGTACATCATGATCTTGAGCCTGAGCAGCCATTTGCTGTTTAGTCTGCTGATCTTGAGCGGCTAGATGTGATTTAAAAGCAAGTTCTTCTTGTTTAGTCTGAGCTTGCTGTTGCATCATCTGGCCTTTCATCTGGAGTTCAACTTGCTTAGGATCTGGCTTCTGTTGGGAAGGTTGTCCTGTTTGTTGAGTCTCTTTATGAATAAGAGCTTTCCAGTTTGGTTGTTCCTGAGCTTCCAGAACACGACTGATGACTTCCATTGGATCTAACATACCTGTAGGCAATAGTTCCATTAAACCTTGTGCCTTCAAAAGTTTCTCTGTTTGAGATACTGCCGTAGGATCAGCCCCCGGACAAATCTTAAATCTGGTCTGTACAAAATCATGGGGGTCTACTTGGATACCTAAGACTTCTTCATAAGTTTGAGGATTCAGGTAAACTTCATTAAGGCGAAGTAATTTATAATATTCTTCAGCAAGAGAACGATAGATACGCTTATAGACAGCCGTAAACACCTTCATACCCTGTTCAATGGTAGCCATTGTAGTAGTAGCTG